CTCATTCGCCACGAACCCACCCCTGTTCTTCACGAACCGCGCCTCCAAAAAGTAATCGAAAGGGTTATTGGTCAGGTGGTAATCCTTGACCACCCTCAGCCCGCCATCAGTGGGGGCGAACTTCTCCGAGTCCGCTGCACCCTCCAACCGGATCGCGCCCCTGAGCGCCCAAGCTGCGATCCCCGCCAGCTCGCCCTTTAGCACGTCCATCAGGTTGTGCTGTTCCTTGCCCTCGAAGCTCCGCTCAAACGGCAGCACCAGCATCTTCCCACTCAAGCCACGGCCCTTGTTCGGCAACTGGGGGATCTCGTTCGCCTGCACCCACGGGGCCGCGCTCACCACGACGTTCCGCATCTGGCGCTTGTACTTCGCATTGATCGAGATCGGATCCCGTCCGAGCACGTTCTTCAGCACCCGAACCGCGACCTCGCCCTCCCGCGAATCGAGCTCGCTCACTTCCGAGATGCACAGCACTCTCGCGAACTCCAGCCCGTCCAACCCAAAGCTGCCCGCGATCTCATCCAAACTACTACCCACGAACCCAGTCCCACCCACGAGCCAGCGCATCACCGTGCTGATGGTGCCCTTGCCCGCCCTAATCTTTCCGTGGAACAGCATCCACTTTGCGTAACGCCGGTGGCCCATCATCGAGTAGCCCATCCACCGCTGCAACAGCTCCTTCCACGTCTCATCCCCACCACTCCACTCCTCCAAACACTGCATCCACCTCGGGCACTCCGCACCCGTATCCAAATCCACGTCCACGACGCACGGATCAAACCACTCCGGTCCTCGCGGAACACACACCATCGCACCAACGCCCGCGCTCGCCTTCACGTCCACGATCACGTCTCTGAACGCGATCGCGCACCCTGGATCCATCAGCCGATCCCGATAGTCCGTATAAAGCCACTGCGGCACTTCGGTCGCAGCCACTCGGCACAGCGCCTGCAACGCCCGCACGATCCCTGACACCTTGAACTCGGTTGGGCCGTACCGCTCCACGACGAGTCCGTTCTGATCGTCACTGACGTGCAGATCCTCGGCCCATCGCCACACGGCGTCCTCAAGCCACTGCTGATCCCTCTGCACCCACTTGCCGCCGTACCACTCGAACAGCCGGCCCTGCACTTCCTTCAATCCCATCCCGTCCTCAAAACAAACCTGCAGCATGGCCCTTGCGACCTTCATTGGTTCAGTTGTTCGCAAAGGGTTTTGTTGTGTACCCAAAGTCATCCGATTATCCTTCCTGTAGGAGCCCTTATGTCCCAGATGCCAAACCCGCTCTTGTCTTCCCAATACCTGATGGACCCAACATACTTCTTGCGCGAGCTCGAAGCCCGCAAGGGTCAACCTACTGGTATCAGTGGGGGTTCTTCACGCAAGCCCTTGACCGCTGCCGAGTTCCCCATGAGTGGAACGACACCGGAACAAGATCCGCGATCTCGTCTTCAATCGGCTTCTACTGTTGGGGCTCCGAAAGCTACGAAGGCTACGACGTCTACTGCTGGTCTTCCGAAGGACCGCTCAATGTTCGATCAGTTGCGGAACGCTGCGGAGGCGCAGTATCGCAACGAGATGGACATGCTGAAGATGAGCGGCCTCTACGGAACCGACGCTTCTCCAGATCCTCAACGAATCCTGCAGCGTTACAACAACGCTATTCGTGGAATCGCTGCACAGGAGCGGATGGCCGGTCGGCAAGAACTCTACAAGAATCGAATCCGTGAACGTGTAGCTGAGCGTAAGGCTGGGAAAGCTGAGACGGAGGCGTTGGCTGCGAAGTTCAATGCCGAGAACGAGGGACGTTTTACGTCCGCCAATCTTACCGGCGGAGTCGACGCAGCGGAACAGAAAAACCGAGAATACCTTGACAAACTTGTCAGGGAGTACACCCCTCGTCCCACTACTCCTGAACTTTCAATTCCCTACCCGAACCCCGAAGACGTCGGTCCTCCAGCCCCCACTAACCTGGGTGCAATGGCTGAGCAGATCCGAGGGATGATTGCGGAGACCCCCACTGGTCAACTGTCTCAAGTCGCCACTTCTGATACTTCGGCAAACACTCGGGGCTTGTTGAACACCGCTGCTCGTGGCGGTCGTGCCCCATCCGCTTTGGAAACGATCGCCGAGCTTGTGAACGCTGGAACTCCAGGTGGATACGAAACGGGTTACTTCCGTGGTAGTTCGGCAAGAGATCAGGCTGCAGCCGACAAAGCAGTCGGCTCACTTGGCTTGGAGTTGAAGAACCTTGCGGGCATTCCGAACACGAACGCTGGTGCCGCAGATCCTGAGTACAACGCCAAGATGGAATCTGCGTTCAACAAGATGGTCACCGATTACGGTATCCCTCCAGAACAGCAGGCCAAACTGAAAGCCGACCTGCAACGCGGCGGCTACCTCGATAAGCTCTTCGGCCCAATCCCTCCAAGCACTGCTCCTGCCGCTGCTCCTACCCCAGTTTCAGCCGCAACTCCAGCCGCACCCACCCAATCAGTGGGGGTACCTCCAGAACTCTTGGCTACGCTTCCGCCGGATCAACGAGCTGCTGTAGAACAACAGATGGCACAGCGCCAAATGGTTGAAGAAGCTGGCCGCGTCGGCTTCGACCCCACTGGTTACGCAGAACTCAACAACAGGTCCTCTGGTGAGAAGCTCTTGCGAGGAGCGAATACCGGTTTCGATCGCTTTATGCGCGACCTGTATAACAGCCCAGTTGCAGCTCCGTTTCGTCCAGGCACTGGAGTTCTTGGTGCACCACTTCCTGCGGAGTTGGCGCAGCGTGAAGTTGATCGCGCTCGTACGCCCGAGGAACGAGCCGCTGCTGAGGCGCGTCAAACTCAAGCACAGATGCAGGGTGCAGTCCAAGACTTGCTCGGTGGTGCCGCTGCCGGCATCCGTGGACCAGCCGGACCAGCCCCTGCGCCTGTCCGCGCTCAACCCGTCGTCGACAACCCGATGCTTCAGGGCCAGACCGCACCAACAACAGAGCGCGTCAATCCGGTTCAAGTTTCCCCTGGCTTCGAGAGGGGTATGAAGTTCAACCCTCGCCAGCGAATCCCGGGCATGGGTGACTTCTACACCCCACAAGCTACTACGCAAGTGAACCCTGGTCAACCGGGCCAAGTTGTCGACATGCCTGTGCCTCAAGGAACGGCTCGCACCAATCCGTACTCCGGCGGACTCCCCGAAGCCACCGTTCCTATCTACGGGCCATTGGGTCCAGTTCCAACAGGAGTAGATCCTCTTGCCAACTTGGTTCCGTCGAAAACCCCCGTTGGAGCAACGCGACCTCCTTACCCTCAAACCATGATGCCGAACGGTGAACGGTTGCTTGAGGGCTTCACTAGGGCGGATGTTCCGACGCAAACAACACGTGCACCTGTGGAAACCCCTTATGCCATCAAGCCTGCTCCTTCAGAATCTGGGGCAGATCTTCGGGGCCAAGGTCGATTGTTCCGAGACCTTCCGCCGGTACCTCCGCAAAAGATCCGCAATGAGCAGGAAACGGCTCGTCGGGTTGCTCAAGGTCGTGCAGCAAACGCGCAGATCGCTCGACAGACGGCAGCGAAGGCACCGATTCCTGTAGACCCTGTGATCCAACAAGCAGTCGATGCGGCTCTTGAGAAACTGATCGGTGGAGCTGACCGTCTCGCCAATGCAACGGTGCGCGGAACCAACCGTCTTGCCAATGCGACAAAGCGCGGCGCGAAGGGCGTCGTCGAGGGCTACAAGTCCGCTCGCGCCGAAACCAAGAAGAAGGCGGCTAAGTGAGCAAGCAGAAGAAGGGCATGTCCTTCAGTCTCGGCGGTGGGCTCCGATGGGTTCACGAGTCACGGTTCTGTGACGAGCTTCAGATGAAGCCGGCTACGTTCCGCAAGATGTGTCGGTCCATCGGGGTTCCGATGCTGCAGATCCACGATGACTGGCTTGTGAACATCCACATGTTCCGGATCGGGATGTGGGCTGCTTGCCGTTTCGGTCAGCCCGACTTCCTCGTACCCGGCTGCACCACACTGACACGGGGGAAGCGTCGCAAATCGCAAGCCGTTTCAGTGCCTCGCGAGTACATCGAAGCTAATCTGCCGAACCTTATCGAAGAGATCAACAAAGCCCGCATCATGGACGGCGTAGAACTGGAACAACGCACCATCGACGAGTCCCGTGACGCAGCTCGCCGGATGCTCAACCTTCTCAACCCCAGGACCTGACCCATGGCCAAGTACGTCGTCGTTGCCAAAGAAATGTTCACCGATCTTGTTCGCGCATTCGGTAAGGGTGGAAAGGAGTTCCGCACTTCACTTGAGACCAGTGTCGCAAAGGGCTTGAGGCGACACAACAAGACGAGAGACTTAGTGCATGAATCCTACATGTTCAGGACCGGTAAGCCGGTTCCTGAAAACAAAGTCGTGCTCAAGGCGGACTTCCTCGCTAATTTGGAGAGGGCAGTAGAGGAAAAGAAACGTTCCCAGACGAAGACTGAGCGTTTGTTCCCGCGCGAAAGACGAGAACAGCTAGGTCTTCCTAGCGGAGCTGAATTCCGGGCACAAAAGAAAAAGCCAAAGCTTCTACGAAGCAAGCTTGTTTTAAAGAAGGGCTACCAGATGAGGGATGAAATGGGCCGTCAGTAAAACCAGGAGGGCTACTGATATGCCGTTCAAGTCGAAGGCCCAGCAGGGCTACATGTTCGCGAAGATGCCGAAGACCGCTAAGAAGTGGGCGAAGGAAACTCCGAACATGAAGTCGCTCCCGAAGAAGGCACCCAAGAAGCGGAGCAAGTAATGGCGGCGAAGAAGCGCTTCAAGTTCAAGGCGGTCCACAAGAACCCAGAGGGTGGGCTCAGTGAAGCTGGTCGGGAGGCGTACAACCGGGCGACCGGCGGCAACTTGAAGAGACCGCAGCCTGAGGGTGGCTCACGGCGCAACAGCTTCTGTGCTCGGATGAAGGGCATGAAGAATCGGCTCACGAGCGCGAAGACTGCGAACGATCCAAACTCCCGCATCAACAAGAGCCTTCGGGCCTGGAACTGCTGACATGCCAAACCTACACGGACGCTACGACCGGGCGAAGATGCACGAAGAGGCCAATCAGCCTCATCCTGATCCATTGAAGCCGCTGACCAAGAAGCGGAAGCCACGGAACATGAAGGCCATGAAGGACCGCATGGCTGCGATCAAGCAGCGCATGAAATCGAAAGGTTGATCGATGGCGAAGCGTCCGATGCTACCACCTGCTACACTTGGCAAGCCCTCCAAGAAATCGAAGTACTCCGAAGAGGAAGACGACGATGATGAAGAAGAGGGTGAATGTGGCTGCGATGGCCACGAAGAGGAAGGGATCATGCTGAAGATCTCGATCCTTTTGCCTGATTCTCTTCAGCGAAAGGGCTAACCATGCCGAAGGTCAACGGAAAGAGCTTCCCATACACGGTCAAGGGAAAGGCAGCTGCGAAAAACGCTGCAAAGAAGACCGGCACCATGAAGAAGGTTACGGCCACCAAGATGCCCCGCAAGGGAGGTAAGGTCTAATGGCAAAGAAGAAGACGACCAGTTCCAAGGTGAAGGCTGTGAGCACCAAGCGCAACGTGCGCGGCAAGACGAACATGATTTCCGGTGCTCGTTCTCGCTCCGCAAACGCGGGTCTCCAACCAGGTGGTGGCGGCAAAGGCGGTTGATCAGTGGGGGTTGAATGTCCCAACTCGACACCAGATTCCTAGCTGAACTGAGCGCCCGTGGTGTGATGTCCGAGGACGTCCCCACGGGCGGTCGAGCTTCTGCTGAGATGTTTCGGCGGGAAACGCCGGTGCCTCAGCGGCCGTATCCTGGGCAAGCGGAACTGCTGCAGGATGAGGCGAAGCAGTTAGCTGGTGGCTCGAAGCGCATGGTCGGCAGGATGACCGAGGCGCTCAAGGGAATCATTGAGGGCAATCCGTACACGGAAACCTTCGGGGTCACGCGGGCTCCAATCGGGAACTTCGTGGATCCGTTCTTTCGGGTTGACGTGCAGCCGGACATGCCGTTTGAGTTCTCGTCGATCTCTCCCGCATTCGACGATCCGAAGCTCACGGCCGAGTTCTATGAGCACACGAAGAAGCTTCTGGCGAGCAAGAAGTACAGTGCTACTGCACCCGAGATCAAGCAAGCCGTTGAGCTGTTGAACTCGTTCGGGGAGCCGTACCACATTGTGTTGCAAGCGGGTTTTGCTGCTGGTCCAAAGATCCATGCGAGCAATGTCCGTCAAGCAATCATCCTGCCGTTGTTGCTTGAGGGAATGGCGACTGCACCTGACACCGCCGAGATGAGTGTTCGTGGTAACGAGCGTTGGAAGAAGCGTTCGGGAGTGCTGGCTCGAAGCAACTACATTGAGTCGTTGCACGGTGAGTTGGCGGTTATGAAGGCCAAGGGTAGTAAGGCTTCTGGACCGTTGCTGGCTGATGCGATCAATATGTTCTTGTCGCGGTTGGGTCCGTCCATCGGGCTTCGGAAGGGCCGTGGCCCCAATGATCTTCCGTTGACTCCCAAGTTGGACGCAAACAACCCGTTGATCCAACAGGCGTTGAGGGCGGCTCGCAAGGACATCGGGGCCCGTGAGGCTGCGAAGTTCCGGCAGATGACCACCCAAGAGTTCCGCGCTCTCGACGCCGAAGGTCGCTACAAGGCGATCGCTGACAACATCAAGCAGTTTATCTCTCAAGAAGAACAGTATGCTCTTGTGAGAAATGCGGGTGGTAATTTGAAAGCGTTGCCGCCGGAAGAGCGGTTGGTTCGTGTTCTCAGGTCTCTTGAGGACTTGTACGGGACCGAAGCGCGAGATCGGATCGTGCAGATGACGGCGGGCCGGACTAAGCCTACGATCAGGCCGGGCGTTCAGCGTCGTGGGCCAGAGGCGGGCATTCCGTCGGAGACTCGACTGACCGAGAAGGTCGTTCAGGAGAAGATCCTGAAGCCGGCGGAAGCAGAGAAGATTATGAAGCAGACTGCGAAGCGGCTCGGAGTGACGCCGAAGAATCCCGTGGCTGTGTTGGCGATCGCGGCCCTGTTGTCGGCGGCGATGTACGCAGGCATGGGTGAACGGGAGGCAGCATGAACCCGAAGACGAAAGAGACCATTGAGGACGGCGAGAGTGTGATCCGCTCGATGTTCTCGATTGACGGGGTGGCTGCAGCCATTCAGCGGTCCGGCTTTGATGTGGAGGAGGAGGTGTCGATGTACATCGATATCGCCCGTAATTCGCTGGAAGACAACACGAGGCTTGCCGCTCTGCAAAGGTTGAACAGGCGTGTACGAGAAGTTGCAGAAGTGAATGGCATGATCTCGACTGGATCTGTTAGAATGGTCTCCCATGAAGAAGACGGAACCCTCGTCGAACGCACCCGCTCAGAATCCCGCCTCCTCTCCCAAGTTCGCGGGCTTCCAATCCCTGGCAAGTCCTTCATCTCCTCCCGTGTCCTCCCACCGGCCACAAGTACTGGAGAAACTCGACCGAGTGACCCCTCGGCTTCGTAATGAGGACTTCGCGCGTGGGGGCGCGATGACGTTCGAGGACCTCGGTGTCATCGAGATAGATCGTTTGGTTGGAAACCCATCGGACTTCGGAGCTCGACTTCGGAAGACGCTGTGTGGCCCAGACGGGCTCATCAATCACAAGTGGGCAGAGGTCGCGTCACGGGTTTCGATTGTGTCTCCGGGCACATCGGATCCGACCATGATGCTGATGGTGTTGTGCCAGTTGGCTGCTGCCCAGTTGTTCATTGACGGAGATCTTCGTCGGGCTCTGAACGACTGATGGAAATCAAGAAGATCCAAAGTCGTGAGGATGGCAACCCAAATTATCCGCTGCCGGCAGACTACGACGATCTGACCGAAGATGGTCAGCGGATGGCGCGAGTGAACGCTTGTCGTCAGTGGTTGATTCCCGAAGAGAACCTAGAGACCCGAGGCAACAATCTTGTGGCTTCGGTGTGGTGGTTCGATCGGTATTACTTGTGGCCTGACGACGAAGCTGATTTCAATCCGCTGTTCTACGACGACACGCCGCTGGAAACGCCGGACTTCCACTGGGTCCTGCTGCGGCAGTGGGCTTCGTACCGTTTGACGGCGGCGGTTGCGCCTCGTGGTTCTGCGAAGTCGTACCTGAACTGCAAGGACATGCTGCTCCGGTTGATTACGCGGCCTGCATATTCATTCGTTTATGCAACGTCGACGCACCCGAACGCGCGTGAGGTCGGCGAGCGCATCAAGCGCCAGCTGATCCACAACCAGCGGATCAACGACGACTTCTCGCCGGAGTACGACGGCAACCGAATCGTGCCCCGTCGTGGCGAAGGCTCGTTCAGCACCGAGCACATGATCTTGAACAACGGGTCATGGCTGCGGCTTTTGAGCGCGTCATCGAAGCAGCGTGGTGGCCGTCCACGTCGATACCGTCTTGACGATCCTGAGTACGATCCGAAAAGCTCGACGCCAATGTCGGTGCTTCGGGCGTACATGTCGGAACTGCTGTTCAAGATCGTGATCCCGATGGTCACGCGCCCAGATACAGGAGTCGATTGGGTCGGTACGTTCGTGTCGAAACGCCATTATCTGTGGCACGCAATGCAGTTGGATGACACGCCGGAAGGACAACGGGCGAAGGATCCCCGATTCAATCGGTGGTCCCGTCTCGTGATCCCTGCGGCTATTGAAGAGAACGGCTCCATGATGTCATGCTGGCCAGACATGTGGCCAACGACTCGTGAAGAGCGCATGAAACTAGCAGTTACGCGCCCACGATTCAAGGAGTCTCTTTCGCTGGAGGAGATCCGTGAAACGATCGGGTCCGCCAACTTTGCCTCGGAGTACTTGGCGTCCCCTGGCGACGGAGAAGGCGCGTTCTTCGGGGACTTGGATGACGTGAAGCACGGCTGGTGGTTCGAGGAGATCGACGACCGTCTCGACCAACCGCTCGCTACGACCACGTACATCTGCTGGCATGAGCGTCGCGGCGACGAGCTCAGCCTTCAGCGGATGCCGTTGCCTGACTTCCTCCGCAGCTACGTCCGTACGTTCATCACCGCCGATACTTCGCACACGTCCGGCAAGGACTCGGACTTCAAGGTCTGCTGCTTGATGGCCGTGTCACCTCAGAACGACCTGTTCGTCCTCGACCTCTGGGCTCGTCAGGGCCAAGAGTCCGAGCTGGTGCGCGGGATCTTCGAGATGGCAGATCGCTGGAAATGTCCAACAGTTCATCCGGAATCGGTTCGTCAGGGCGTCTCACTCTACAACGCGCTCTCTTCGATCGTTTCGACCCGCGCCAACGACATGGCTGGCGTGGAGCACTTGCCGAAGATCGTCAAGCTGAACCCGGGCATCTCGGAGAAGCAGGACAAGATCGCCGGTCTCCAGTTCCGCTTCGAGCACGGCAAGATCAAGTTGCCGCTGTGGCGACGTGACCAGTTGCCGTGGCGTCACCTCTTCGACCAGATCGAGTCGTTCAACCCCGAAGCCCAAGACGGTGGACTGGAGAAGGACGACTGCTTGGATGCGGTCGCCATGTCCCAGTTCATCCTGAAAGGCCGGCTCTCGAAGGCGGGACCTGCTGCAGCCCAGAAGACCTTGTTCGAGCGCCTTCGCGACGGCGACTTCGTAGAGGGTGGTATGCACATCGGCGAAGGTCTAGACATCAACCAGTTGTCCGCAAGCCAAATCAACGAGATCCTCGATGCACGAACCCCAGATGCACGACCGAACGGGCGCTCCAAGATCTGAATCCCGAGTACCCCAAGGTCTTTTTGAGGCCATGGCTCGATGGTATTTCGGAGGTTCTGTAGAGAAAGAACCCCCACTGGATCGCGGGGCGGATCAAGAGGTCACAATTTCCGATGCTTGGATGGGGCTTCTCTGTCTTTCCTACTTCGGCAATGGCGCACGTCACCCGTCCGTAGGAATCAGTGGGGGTTCCCCGTATGCTGCCGACCTCCCTCCCAAGGAGTCGGTGACTCAATACGCTCAAGTAAGGAACCAAGTCCAGATGGTCCCCGGCGGGTTCGCGGCCCGGAAAGCACAGGCACGAAATGGCAAACGACAAGATCAAACTGACCAAGGATCCGATGGCGTTGGCTCGGATCATCGACGAGCACTGCGAACGGGAGACGAATCGCCTGGCGTACCGCAGGGCGACGTGGCTCGTGGCCCTGTACTACCTGATGGGGGCCCGTCAGTTTGATGTGTTCGACCCCGAGAGTGGCACCGTCCGATATTCTTATCTGGACGAGCAGGACCGGCTGGACTTCCAGTCGTCCGAGTTGCTCAGTGCCGTGGACAAGATCTCTGGCCGGCTGAGCAGCTTGGACTTTAGGCCGCTCGTGATGCGGGTAGGGTCGTCGTTGAGCTCGATCCGGCAGCGGTCGATCGCCCAGATCATGCTGGATCAGGTGGTCTCGGATCATCAGTTGCAGCGGGTGGTCCCCCAGTTCAACCACATCTTCGCGCTTCTGGGTTCCTGCGGAATCACAGGCCACATGGTGAATCACCCGACGATCGGCATGACTGCTGATCTGGAGGTGGTGCACCCGATGGAGTTGTTCCCGTTCCCGAGTTTGACGGCGGACTACACGAAGCAGCGCGGGTTGTTGAGGCAGCGCGTCGTGTCGATGGACTTCCTGAAGGACACGTTCGGCCCGAAGGTTGCTCGCAACAAGGAACGGATGGAGTTCTACACGATCAAGCCGGGCGAGACTTTCGAGCAGCAGAACGCCAACGAGTACACCCTTGGTTCTCAGGTGGTCTATTCGGATCAGAAGGTCGTCGGGCACGATCCAGAAGCCGACTCGATGCAGGTCGTTCGGGTCCGTGAGTTGTGGCTGAAGGGTCCTCGGGACACTGTCACCCGATACGTGGTGACGAGTGGTGAGTACGTGATTCACGATGAGGATCTGGAGGGCCAAGAGGTTTACTGCCCGATCGGGTTCGCACGGTTCATGGAGAACGGTTCGTTCCACGGAGCTGGCGTCTTTGATCTGTTGTTCCCGCTGTGTCGGGAGGCAGAACGGTTGCAGAAGTCGCTGTTCAACAACATTCGGGACATCGACAAGTACGGTGTGTTGGTGTTGCCGCACGGCTCGTTCAACGCGAACACGATGTTGCGAGACGTCGGTCAGGGATTGCGGGTGTTCCCATGGGAACCGGATCCGATCAGCGAAGGCTTCCGACCGTTCAACATTACGCCGTACAACTCGGGTGACGTGCCCGGGCGCGTGAGCGCGTTCGCGGTTCAGCAGATCGATCGATTGAACCCGATCCGTGATTTGATTGCGGAGAAGGGCCGGGTGGACTCGGCCACGGGTCTGCAGTTCTTGGATGAACAGGTCAACCGAGCGATGAACACGCCGACTGCTGGTGTGCAGCAAGCGTGGGGGGACTGCTATCGAGCGGTGCTTGCGGGCTCGGTGCGTGAGGTTGTGTTCAGCCCGAAGACGTTCACCGTGGATCAGTTGACGCTGGATCTTGCGGGCGTTGTGGTGGATCCAGAGACGATGGCTGTGAGCTTCGAGCGCAATCCGTTGCCGTCGTTGAGCCAGCTGTCGTTCAAGATCAAGGACATCAATCCAAGGAGCAAGGTGGCTCGCAAGCAGGAAGCCCTCCAGCTTCAGCAGCAGTTCCAGATTGATCCGGACACCTTCATGCTGTTCGCGCTGAAGGAAGGTCTCGACTTCGCGATGTGGACCGACGAGCATCAGTCGGCCTACGAGTCCGTGGTCCGCAACTGTTTGCTGTTGTACGGTGACGGCAAGGAACCCGGGCAGTTGATTTTGACGCCACAGACGTCGAAGCCCGAGATGCAGATCCGAGTGCTCAATTCGTTCATGGCTTCACCGACGATGGCGGTTGCGTCGGCCGAGGTACAGAATGCATTCATTGAGTACCACAAGACGATGCTCGGATTCATGGGACTTGTGTTGCCGAATGCCCTTCCCAATCCTGACGATGTGGCTATGCTAGGCAAACTGGACCAGCAGATGGCCCAGCTGCAGGGGCTCCAGCAGGGGGCACCGGCTCCGCAGCCCGGAATGGTGCCCCAGATGCAAGGGATGTAAATGGCAGACATCGACCTTTCAACAACGATCACGCTTGACGACGGCACCGAGGTTTCCATCGGGGATCTCGTGCAGAGCCGCAAGGATCTGGCGGAAGCAATCGAGATCAACGACACGCTGCAGGGAGACCTGAAGCGCGTTGGTACTTTGTTCCGCGCTGATGCTTCGGCAGATGAGCGTGAAGATGCGACCCGCAACATCTTGGCGGACCTTGGGTACGAGGATCAACAGATCGACCAGTACCTCGGAGCTGTACGCGCACGTATGCAGCAGGGTACCTCGGAACCGGACACCGAAGACGATGCGCCGGAGTTCCCCGATGACGATGAAGACGAGATTGAAGAGATCGATCTCCCCGATCTGGAAGACGACACCGATCCCAGTGGGGGTTCACAAGAGGACACCATGAGCAACGAACAGATTCTCCGACAGGAACTTGAGGCACAGCGAGCTGAACTTCACAAGATGCGCGTGAGGGAACTCCGCGAGAACCTCAACTCCCAGTTGGATCGAGTGCTGGAAAAGAACGCTGATTTCCAGAGACTTCTGGAAAGCGCGAAGTCCACTCGTGGTGACGAGGGCCTCCAGCAAGCGAAGCAGACCTTGCGGTCTCAGCTTGAGCAGAGGGCCATCGAACGAATGCAAGCCCGACGGGCTTCCGCAGGAACCTTTGAGGACGCATGGATGTCCGAAGAGGTTGAGAAAGCAGTAGAGCCCGTAGTGGGCACATTTCGGTCGGTAATCGGAGACATTGACCGTTTGGGTCGGTCTTCGGAAACGGTCACCGGACTCGACGCGCAGGAGATTCTGCGCTCTAAGCCAGTTCCCGAGCCTGAGTACAAGCCTGGTGCATCCCTGAGCGACATTGAGTCCCAGGTCAAGAACTTCGCATCAGACACGATCAAGCGGGCATTGGCATCGTCTCCAGGTGAATCCGCAATCTGATCTGAAGGAAACAAGTCATGCCTTTCGCAACAACCGGGTCGATCTTCGACCGTCAGTCAAATCGCATTCAGGAAGTTCTCAACAAGTCGATGCGCGTGTTCCTCGCCGGTCTCGATCCGGTGTGGCGCGAAAACGTCGTCACCAGCCAGGGCGTCGGCAACTCCGGCGATCTCGGCCGTGACCTCAAGATCACCAAGCTCTTCATGGGCAGCCTCACTGGCGTGATCGAAGCTGGTCAAGGCTTTGGGGACAAGGATCTCTACGGTGATCTCACGGAGGTGCTTGGCCCACTCATGCACACCCAACAGGCGAATCAGGCTTACCCAAGCCCGCTTGAGGGTCCAAACGCCACGGCATATCGCCTCGCGATCCCGATGCGTTCGCTTGTCACCAACCTGATGATCACCCTTGGTGAGAAGCAAGCCGACGCTACGCCGGCCCTCATCGACCAAGTGGTTGCTCCGAAGCTCACCGCGTTCGCCCGCAACATGGCGCACACGCTGTGCAACTACTGGTACCTCTCGCAGAACGATTCGTACAAGCTCTGCTCGATTACGAACGCGACTTCGGCACAGATCGGTTCGACCGGTCAGTACCGCATCACGTTCGAGCCCAACAACTACGCAGTCCACCGCTTCAGCCGTGGTCAGCGCGTCGACCTCTTGTGGAACTCCGGTGCTGCTTCTGGTGCAGTTGTTGGCAAGCGCCTCAACGACAGTGCGGATCAAGCTACGGCTGCTCCTGCGCTCGCCCTTAGCGAGTCTACTCGCAGCACCCGTGTTCAAGTTGTTGTCGAGAATGTCGACCCACTGACCAACAAGGTCGTCCTTGTTACCACGGTCAATCCAGTCGGTAACTTCCAAGACGATGCGGTTGCAGCGGGCACGATCAGTGCCATCACTGAGCTCAACAACAACTGTGATGTTGTGTACGCTAACAGCCACCTCGTCAACAACGCAGGTACGGCGTCGTACACCGGCATTGCCGGCATCAACAGCTGGCTCAAGAGTGGTGCTGAAACGGGCGGTACCCGTCCAACGGCGCTTCTCGGTGGTGAGTCTGATTCGACGGACTTCATCGACGTGACTGAGCGTCCAGAGTTCAAGAGCTTCAAGTACGCTGTCAACGGCGTCCTGACTGAGTACAACCTGAAGCGTTACCTCCAGCGCGTCCACTCGGCGTTCGAGCCACTCGGTCACACCATCGACACGCTCGTTGCGTCCGAAGGTGTGTGGAGCGCGTACGAGTCGCAGAAGATCGGCCAGTACCGCATTGATCGCACCAACCGTGTTGCGTCGATCACGAACGAAGGCCAACAAGAAGGCTTCAGCTTCAGCTTCGAGGGTCACACCTACAAGGGTTACACCTCGCGGTTCGTCGAAGCAGGCACCTTGTACGGCATCAAGCTCGGTGGCAAGAACTGGAAGAAGTACGTTCCACCGAGCCCGAACGGCATGTCCAAGATGAGCCAGGCGGACGCTTACGTTCCGTTCGAGTTCGTCGCGGGCGCGATCACCGGTACCTCGACCAACCAGTTGCCGATCTACACGACTCCGAGCACCGGCGGAACCAACCTGGTCACTCAGGCGAGCCAGATGCCGGGTCGTATCCGCATGCAGCTGGTTCCTGATCAGGTCAACGGCATGAAGCTCACGGGCATCACCGAAGATCGCGTTTACATGTGATCCTTCAGTGACATGACGGTACAATGGGGCCACCTCGTAAATGGGGTGGCCCCTATTCTTTGGAGTGTTACATGACGATGTCCGACGACGAGATCACCGTAGCCCTGCTTATGGGTACGGAGATGACCCCCGACAAGTTTGAGCTGATTCCTCCGTGCCCGTGGTTGGAGAGCCTGCAGCGGAAGACGGGGTTGGACAACCTATTCGTGTACCGCCATCGGAAGACCGGCAAGTTTGGTCTGGCTCAATGGTCTGTAAAACCGAAGGTGTTCGGGCAGGGGATTGCGGCTGCGACCGAGATCTGCCTCTTCTCGGGTCCTCCGGGAGATCATCCGGCAGATCTGCCCGACATGGAATGGTTGATGTGGCGCTGCAAGCCAGAGCACGAGATGGTCGACGAGATGCGAAAGAACCGTCTTCAGAAAATCAGCGACCGGCAGAGTGCGCTGATGGATCGAAAGACCGTGCTCGATGACATGGAGAAGGTGCTTCGGAAACGGAAGCTGGATGAAGCCGCCGACAAACTGAGTCTTGAAGATGTTCCGGACGACGGGCCAGAGCTGGACCAGATGCGGGAGTTGCTACGCTGGGCCATGAACGAGAAGATCATTTCCACGGGCTGAACCATGCACTCAACCGGATCCATCATCAAGACGTACTGCGAGAAGGTTCGCCACTACTTGGATGATCCGGATCTGGACGCGAAGTACGACGATAACTACTTGGTGCGGTTCTTCATGTCGAGCGCGATGACCGACGTGGTCTCGCGGGTCTCCATGATGTCAGACGCACAGGTCGTGGTTCCGCTCACGATCACGGTTGCTGCGAACACCCAGTACTACCGGTTGCCCCCAATGGTGCGCCAGGTTCTTCGGGTGGGTGTCGTCAATGCGTCGACGGGCGTGTTCATCGAGGACTTCCACCCTCGTAGCGAGTTCAACGTGTACGGCCCAGGTTGGTCGATCGAGGGCAACCTGATCTCGTTCAAGCCCTACCCGACCGAGGCCAAGACGTACACCATCCTGTACGTTCCGTCGGGCGACGTCGCCGCTCACTACGTCGCCGGAACGACAGGAACTTTGAATGCGAACGGGACATTCACGTTGCCATCTAGTGGCTTCTTGGGCTCCCTCGATAAGCGCGAGAACGCCTACGTGGGCTGCTACTTGCGGATCTTTGGGGCCAATGTCACGGACGAGTGCACGATCTCGGCGTACAACGCGACCACCCGAGTGGCCACGCTGCGGACTCCTGCCACGAACGCGGCAGGCTCTTACAGCTACGAGGTAGTTCCGTTCGTGATGGAGCCGATGGTTGATGCAGTCTCGTTGAGCGCGGCGATGCGGGCTGGCGTTGGTCGAAAGATCTCGCAGGGCCAACAGCAATCGTTGGCGTTCGCGTACCGCCAAGCCATCAAGACCGCGCATGACACCTTGGGCAACATGAACTCCCGCACTGGAAAGAGATTCAGTGGGGGTACCGTCGACAACATGAACCTCTTCGTGTTCTGATGAACAACGACGAACTTCTCAACACCGCTAACCGGGAGTTCGAGCAGATTCTCCCTGTGTTCTCGCAAGCGTTCACGCAACGCATGACGAACGGGTTTCAGATTGTCACGTTGGCTCCTGGCCTTAAGTTCGTAGACCCCACCAGTTACTCTGCACCTGGTTCTGCCCCGAATCAAACGGGTCCGTCGTTGCCAGCGCAGTTCTTCATGCCTGGCGGCAATGGCTTCGGGGACACGTCGTTCGCGTTCTTCAACGTCGTCGGCAATCCTGCAACGACCGCCATCTCTCCAACCGCGAACCCAGGCTCTGTTCCGCCGGTGGGCCCAGAGGAGAAACTGCGGTACTCCTGCATCTCTGGTCGTTGTCTTCAAGACCCTAACGGCTTGTTCTTGGGGATTGATGAGTGTCTGGTTGATGGCTGTGGTGCTTCAAGTGGAGGTGGCCTTGAAGGCAGTGGGGGTTGTGACTGTGGGTTCGGGCCTTCGGAAACAGTCTTCAAAGCTCGGATCACAGGGATTACCTGTTCAGAAGCAGGGCTTACCAGTGTTGATTGTGCGGGAACCTTTTGGACTTATTCGTGGATAGAGATCTTGGTTGCCTCTTCCGGCCAAATAGCTAGATCTTCTGCTTTGTCCACGTATGTCGCATACAATGTTTACGAGTGTTCAATACCTAACAACGGTGGCAACACCGTCCCGGCAGGTACCGTTGTTGGCCGTAAAAGAATCCGCGACAATTCTGTAGTCCCAATGTTCTTGGATGCAGATGGGCGTCCTTGGTTCCACATGGAAAACCCTTTGACTGTGACTTGCGATGTCTAACGGAATCATTGCCGCTGGTTGTTGTTGCACTCCTGCAATCGATAACTGCCCAAAATGGATGGGCACAACTTACCTTGTCGACAACATTGCCGGTTCTTATTCAGCGACTTGGAGAAGAAGGATTGACCTACCTGGTTGCTCGTGCGTTTCAGGAGAACCAGAAAGTTTTCCATTAGAATCTTCTCTTTCTATCTCTTATACCTTGTATACACCTGTGGTTGCCCACCTTGTAAAGCGGTGTTGTAGCCCAGGAACTGTTTGTAGTTGTTGTTGTTACAGAGCAACAGGGTTTTTAGAAGTTTCTTGGACTTTGACACGTCAAAGTTATGCAAGTCATTGCGACCAATGCGATCCAGAATCCACGTTGATTAGCTCCCAATCTGTAGACGGGGTTAGATTAACTAGGTTTTGTTTAGACATACTTCCTTATGGAGCAACACCGAGCGGGTGTAATTGGACAGGAACAACCGCTCAAGGGTGGATTCACCGTTTGTCTATCTGTGGATTCCCACTCGATGGAAACTTAGATGGAGCGGTGGATTATCGAGATCCGGAAGGAAACCTTACGGGTTGTGGAGACTTCTATCAGTACCCGCCTGTAGGTGCTTACTGTCGAGGAGCTACAATTTCTTATGCCTCCGACTACGACCCGTTAGATCAGATCGATGGATCTGCGGGGTTTTTAGGTTGGTGTTACGAAGTTGAAGACGGGTGCGGTGAACCTCTCGGTATCGAAGAGGGTTGTTTAGGTACGATAGGTTGTCTTCCTTGTGTTGATAATACCTCTGTAAACAGGGGGCCTTTTGCTTTGTCTTCGATTGAAGAGTTTACGGAGCAAGACGTGCCTGAGTTGTGCATCCCGGGAGGAGGGATAGGTACTCGCCTTTTCCCCTTCTGTGATGGCCCATCTATTACAACGGGTTACAACCCTTGTGACCAATGCGGGGCCAGTTTAGATGTCTCTTCCGGATGTTGTTCTGTTCGCATTGAAGCTGGACCCCCAGGGTTTTGGGAGTACACATGAGATGTGAGTACCACAACGGGCAAGAATGCAGTCACGAACAAGGTCGGAAGCTTTATGGCCCAAGACCTTCTGAAGGCATTTGTAAAAAGCTTTGCCCTCATCGCGTCTCAACCGAACCAGCAATAGTGCAACTGGTTGTGAAGCCACCTGCGCCCCCACCTAAAACCCTGATCCAAAAAGCGATGAGTTGGGCAAAGGCAGAGATCAGCCGAGTTGTTGAGGGTCCTTTGCAAGGAGATGCTCTTGAAGCACGACTTTCTCTTTGTCGTGTTTGTCCAGCTTTAGATTCTACGAATGCCACAGAAGGCCAATTAGGTTGGTGCACTAAATGTGGTTGCAACTTAGGAAGTAAACGAGCAGAACTCACAATCAAGGCGACTATGCCCAAAGCAACTTGTCCTTTGAACAAGTGGCCTAAAGAGATTTAGAGAGAGGTGAACCGTGGCTGATCTCAAGACTGACTGGTCATACCCTGTGATGGAGACGACGTTGGATAAGCGCGTTGAGCGCCCAGGTGTTCAACGTGGTTTCTCCTCGGAGATGACAGGCGTCGACGGTTCCAGTGAGGGTGGCCTCCGACCGTTCCCTGGCTTCAAGCTGGCGTACACGATCACCGAGCTTCAGAACCAAACCAACCACACGCACAAGTCCGTGATCGTTGACTTCAAGGCGGTGGACTTCCGGATCGGATCCGAAGAGTACGCCTACGGGTTCGTGTATCGGGCAGTGAGGCCGGCAACCCCCACTGTATCGGATGTCTTCATCGACTACTGGGACTCGGTCAATCAGAGCTTCACCCGTTGCGTGAAGTTGATGGACGCGGCTCCAGCGACGGGCCAGTTTGATGTGCAAGTTGCAGGGCGCTTTGTGTACTGCTTCCTTGAGGGGCGCAGTCCGTCCCTGTTCTACATCGAGGCTACGCGCACGAAGGAGTACGCCTGCGAGGCAGACGCCTTCATCAACAGCGCCGCAGCAACTACCAACTACGAAAGCAGCCAACCCCTGACACTCGAAGTAATCAGTGGGGGTACCACCAAGAATACCCTGCTACGGTTTGATACTTCGGCTGAGACCGGAAAGACTGTTGAGTCTGCGGTGTTGGAGTTCACCGTCACGGGTAATGCGTTGACGGGTAGTTCAGGTACGTTGTACGTGGCCCCTGTGAGCGATCCTTCTGCAACGGGAGTACTCTGGAATGAGGCGCAGGTCACGTGGAACAACCGCACGACCTCGGCCGCGTGGGGTACGGCAGGTGGGACGTACGAGGCCGCCCACGAGATCTCCTCGACGCTGCTGAAGAACTATCTGGGCAAGGTTCAGTTGACGGCGACGAACATTGTGCAACGCGCAGTGAGCGGGTTGTCGCAGTCGTTCACTAGGAAGACCGACGTGATTGTGCGCGGAAGCACGGCAAGCAACTTGATCTCGTTTGCGGGACGGACCCAGCCGAACTACGGGATCCGTCCGAAGTTGACGGTCACGTACACCAACAAGACGTTCTTGACGCCGACAGTTATCGGATCCACGGGCACAGGTACGATTCCGGGCCCAGGGATGCAGCCATCGTTGGCGAGCCCCGAACGTGGGATTGCGCCTGGGTCGTTTACGACGTTGGAGACGGGACGACCGGCGTCCGCGCAGGTTGTGATGTTGGCGGAGAACCCGTACACGAGCTCGAACCTGTTTCCGAATGAGGCGTCGGGCATCTGTTACAACGACACTGTGCCGGCGGCTGGGGCTGTTTCTCAACCAGGATCCCCCAATTCGCACACTCCGACTGGAAGTGCTTGCACGGATGGGGTCGGGATTCTAACGCAGTTGTTGACGCCTGCGAACAAGCAGACCAATGTGAGCGTGACCCCGAAGTTGGACTGGACTTCGTATTACCCAGACGGGGAAGCGTTGGATGCGAACGTCCGATGGGACGTGTACTTGGTTGAAGAAGGCACAGGCGCCCTCGATGATCACTGCATTGCTACTAATCTGGCTGTCTCGAACTATTCGCCAGCGCAGTTGTTCCCCAATCTTCGGTTGGCATACGGCAAGACTTACTACTGGAAAGTGGGTGTCAAGCGTACGGACTGTGTTGGATTCTTCTATCAGAGCATCGTAGGTTCGTTCACGACGGAGAACCGTTATCAAGCTCGTAAGTTTGAGCCGGGTGACTACAGCTTCGGATACGTGCTGGTGAACTCGAAGACGGGTCGCAAGAGCGCGTTCAGCACCGTGGCGCAAGTTCGCAGCGAAGATTTCATTCTCGCGCGTACGCAGGGTGGAAACAACCTGAGCGTGAAGAACGATCAGTACGTAGGCATCGAGATCGTGTACGACTCCGGCAAGTACGATCTGATGTACGTGTACCGAAGCGTCAAGATTCAGGATGCCGGCGGCACAATGGTCGCAGGGTTGCCATTCTTGGACGCGGTTGTTCGGTTGTCGGATTACCACACTTGCTTGAACGGCACAGGTCGTACGTTCGGGGATGCAACGACGAGCCGACACGCCATGTACTTCTACGAGTTGGAAGACAAGCAGTTGGTCTATCAGGATGCGTACGTCGATCGCAGCGTCTTTGATGAGAAGATGCCGTTCGGTGGCACTGCGCTGTTCCACCAGAACACGATGTTGGTGTCGAAGATTGATGCACCACCAGAGTCGACAACGGAGACGAAACGAGTCTCGGATACGGTTCGTGGATTGGGTGAGATGCGCTGGTCCAGCTTGATGGATCTTGTGCCGGAGCTGTTCCCCCCGTTCAATCGGTATACCCCCACTGTTCCAAGTAACGAAGTTGTGAAGTTCGGGCGAGCAGGATCGAATGCGATCGGACTCTCGCGCGACAAGGTCTACCACATTCGGAAGAGTGGGCCGTACATCAAAGTGACGGAGATGCACGAGGGCTACGGCATCGTGAATCCTCGGGCCGCTGATTCAGTGGGCAGCTCGGTCTACTACGTGACGAGCCACGGCTTGAAGAGCGTGGACGCGCAGGGCCAGCTTGACGAGATTCGCAACTTGAACAGCGTCATGGCCAAGGAGTGGAAGACGGATCTGTCTGTGCTCCAGGTTGTGCACGACCCGTTTATGAACTGCTTGTTCGTCCACAATCCGACGCAGGAAGAGATGTACGTTCTGTGGTTCTCGACGGGAAAGACTACGAAGGTTGCGGATGCCAACTTTGCGTTGACGGCTCAAGGGTCGTGGCCGATCGAGTCGAGTGGCTTTGTTAGCCCAACGAACAGCTTGAGTCGAAGAGCGTTCTTCTTGTTGAACTGGCAAGACACGCGAGCGTCGGGCACTGGTAATAGCAGTTGGACTGGTCCGCAGGTGTACACCGTCGATTGCTACCAGTCGCGAGAGATCCAGATTGCGACAGCTGCCTACGAATACACGCGACGAATCACGACGTTGGACTTCGACGGGGATTCGCGGTTTGTTGCGACAGGGTCTTGGGACAACATTGGTAAGCGGATTCCGTTCAGCGCCGTGAACACGATTGTGACGGCGGGAGCTTGGCGGTTCTCGTACGCCTACCTTGTTTGGTCTACGAATGCGGCGATGACCCCGTACATCGGTCGCAAGTTCAAGATCATGTATAACAACACGAACGACGTGATCGTGGACAACGCGGGTGCCAACTCGTGGGTCAACAACACCACGGCTGGAGACGTGTTCGTTGTGAGCCCGGTCGTGTTTGAGTGGGCTGGCCACCCGTTGGGGATGGAGACCGAGCAGGGGATGACCTTCTCGAATGCGGACTTCTTCCGGATGAAGGTTGTCGGAAGCATCGGGGCTTCGTTTTCAGATGTCTCTGGTGGGGCGACCCGCGATGAACTGACGGCCATTCCTCTCAACCGGTTCACGGGATTGCTGTATTCGGGCGTTGCAGGAACCCCGACGTACACAGCGGAAACGTACGATACGGCACGGGCGTTGTACTCGTCAGTAGAAGCCGATGAAGGTGTGGTATATGCAGCCTTTGGTACCGATTCTTCTGACGGGAGATACGGTGCCAAGGGTACGACGTTGACCCCCGGAATCCGGATTCTGTGCCCTGATCTCGACTTCCGATTGATGGGCTGTATTGTGCGCGGTGCGATTACGTCGGTCGAACGATCCACCCAGATTCGAGGAAGCTAATGAGCCAATTCAACACCCAAGGCTTTGATCCAGTTTCGTCGCTGTCGAACTTCGGTCAGCCGTTTGGTGGCCAATCACAGCGCGATCGGCAGATGGGTCGTCGGTCAGCCCCCACTGGAATGGGTGGGGTGCAGAACGTCGGGCTGAACTCGCCGGCACAGCGCCAAGGACCAGGTCGATCCTTTGAGGCTCGCACGGGTGGCACGATGGGGATCACGGCGAACTACGGTTCTCCGGTCCGTCCAAGTCAGCAGCGTGGCGGAACCCAGCAGCAGTTTGCGAGCTGGGATCAGGCGCTGGCGAACGCGATGGGTACCGACATCCGGAACCAGCAGGGCGCCATGAACCAGATGTACGGGGCCAACCTGCAGCA